CATAATAGAACATTGCAAGCCGAGAATCGCCATTGCCGAGAACGTAAAAAATCTCACTAGCAAAAACATGGAAACTAATTTCACCGCAGTGTTGCAGAGCTTGGATAACGCAGGCTATAACAGTTACTGGAAAATTTTAAATGCATCAGATTACGGGATGCCGCAGAATCGAGAAAGAATTTTTATTGTTTCAATTCGAAAGGATGTAGATGAACAGACTTTTCAATTCCCAGATGCGATTTCGCTTGAGAAGTGCATGGGAGATTTTCTGGATACAGAAGTCCCGAAAGAATTTTATTTGTCCCCTCAAAAAACTCAGAAAGTTATAGAACATAATGCTAAGCATTCGGGGCAAATGGTAAACAGGGGGGGGATTTGCACAACTCTACTATCGAGAGACAAGTGCGACCCAAAGGTGGTGAGCGTATGAAGATGATTCAAATAGCTGATTTAAATTACTATGGGAACGACCAATCAAATAGAGTCTATTCGCCAGATGGGTTAGCACCGACACTTAATACTGTGTCAGGGGGGGGGACGAGAAGTGAAAGTATATGACGCAAATAAAAAATACCGCAAACTTACACCAAAAGAATATTTTAGATTGATGGGCTTTTCTGACTCAGATTATGAGCTACTTGTGAAAAATGGTATCTCAAAGACACAACTATATAAGATGGCAGGAAACTCAATTGTAGTCCCAGTGTTAGAACATCTTTTTAAACAAATTTATCAAAAAAATTAAGTTGAATAAGGAGGATTAAATGATTAACTATTTAGTTACAGCATACTTAGTTGTTTGCGGAATTGCTACAGGAGATGCCTTAACTTTGGTTGCAGCAGGTGTATTTGCTGTAGCAGGAGCTATTGCATGTGCAGATTTTAGAGGAGGAAAGAAATGAATTTTATAATTACACAAGAACGTGATACCATAATCAATTTGCAGAATATTTGCAGTATTCGTTGCTCCAAGCATTACAGCAACGGAAAGTCAGCTATTCTTGCAGATACAATAGATGGCTCTGTATTCACATTAGGAATGTATTCGGAAACTGAATTGATGGAACGTGCGTTTGCGACTATTACTTGTGATATCGCTTATGGCAATGATAAGCCAATTATCAAGGTTTTGAAAGAGGAGGAAATCAAATGAGTGGAGCAGCAGGATATGTAGAAGCAGGGCATCCAGGTTATACAGAGGACTACCCAAAATATATGCGGGCGATAAGAGCCGAGCAGATTGAGGCATTTAAGAACGGCTTGAGTGTAGGCAATATTCTCACAATCGTGAGAAAGAAGCCGATTTACGATGAGAATCAGAAGATTGTAACATACCAGTATAGCAGCAGATGCTATGCAGTAACGGCAAAGTATCCACATGTGGTACAGCTTGAGACTCAGAGAGGCGGTAGAGTCCACAAGGTAACGATGGATTACAATAAGCTGTATATTTTAACAAGAGAGGTAACGGAGGAGGAGAATGGCTAAGAGCATTTTGCAGAATCGCAAGGAATGCTACATTTGCCGAGAACTGGTAGGGACAGAAATGTCCCTGCCAGACACAGGACTTGAAATGCACCACATCTTCGGAGGGACAGCAAACAGAAAGCTATCCGAGAAGTACGGCTTAAAGGTTTGGCTGTGCCATAGCCACCACAACGAGCCGCCCTGCGGTGTACATTTTTGCAAAGAAGCAGCGGAAAAGCTGCATGAGGAAGGGCAAAAGGCATTTGAAAGAAAATATCCCAATGAAGATTTTAAAACGATTTTTGGGAAGAATTACAGGAGGTAAGAAATGGCAGAAAGAGAGTGGAATCCAAAAATTGGAGACAAAGTATACTGTGTATGTGAGTACTACATAAGCGATTACACGATGAGATATAAGGGACTGGAAGGTTTTAGAAATTACGGACTTGAGGTAGTGGAGAGCATTGTAAAATCTCCGTACAAGTGGAAAAGTGGTGGGCTAGGCTGCGTATCCGCGTGCTTACACAGAGAGGTGGGCGACAATGCCAATAACTTATTCTATTGGAAAAAGAGCGACCTAGGCGCAAGATTATTTGCTACACGCGAGGAAGCTGCGGCTGTAGCAGATGCCAGAGCACACAGCATGGACTTGGGACTGTGGGGGAAGAAGTACGAGAACCGCCCCATGTACAAGAACTGGTTACACTGGGAAAAACCAGAAATGCGGAAAAATGTAGCAGAAGCCACAAAATCTCCAGAAAATGGAGCAAAGACCAGAGAGCGCACAAAGAGAAAATCAAAGCAGGTATTTAAACGCAAGGCAGAGCTGCCAGAAGAAATTTATACACAGTGGAGAGATGGAAAGCTTACAACCGCAGAAGGGGCAAAGATAATCGGGGTAGCAGCAGTAACTTTTGAAAAGTACGCATACGAGCAGATAAAAGCCAGAGGAGAAAAGCACACAGGATATTCCAGAAACAGAAAGAAACTTGAAATTGAAAATTTTGAAGAAAATTATCAGAAATGGAGAGACGGCAAGTTAAGCGGAGTAGATGCTGCTGAGAGATGTAAGGTATCACAGGCAACATTTACAAAATATGCAAATGAGCAGCTTAAAGCCAGAGGAGAAAGTAAAAAAAGCTCTCCACATTGCCCTCTTCCAGATAATTTTTATGAAATTTTTGCAAAAGTGGATAGCGGAAGAATCCCGATAGCAGAAGGTGCAAGGCAGTGCAATATGCCGTATCGCAGATTTTTATATCAGGTGGAACGGGTACGGAAGGAAAAGAAAAACTGAAGGAGGATTAAACATGGAAATTGCAGTATTTGTAGCAGGAGTATTTACAGGAATCATTGTAACTATCGTTTTTGCATTGTGTGCAGCAGGTGGTGATGATGATTGAACAAAGCGAGGTACACTAATTGGTGGTACAATGTAGTCTTGAGTTTGATCAAGGAGTGCGCGAGGGGGCGGCACAGCTCCCCACAGCTCCAGAACATCGAGAAAGCGATGGAAAAGGCGGTGAAGGCAACAGCCGTATATGATAACTGGGAATACAGAAATAAAGCAATCTATTTAATATTTTATAAAGGATATAGCACTCTAAAGGTTGCAAACGAGTTACATTTTTCTGAGGTAACGATTAAAAGGTGGAAAAGTGAGTTCGTAAATAAAGTCGGATATTTTGCAGGATTTTAATTGGATTGATACAACAACAATCAAAATTAGTTCTACAATATGGGAGTACGGAGAAAGCTGTTGACGACTCTATACACCTCCTATAAGCCACAGGCGGTAAAAGTGGCTGAGTTGATACACTCCCCCAGTGCAATTCTGGTTCGCCACACCCTCAGGGTGCATAGCCGTCTGGAAAGGCGGCTTTTCTTGTATTAGAAAGGAGAAGGAATGGAAATCAAGGATTTAAAAATCACGGATTTGAAACCATATGAAAAGAATCCAAGAATGAATGATAATGCAGTGCCATATGTGGCAAATAGCATCAAGGAATTTGGATTTAAAGTCCCAATTATCATCGACAAGAAAAATGTGATTGTAGCAGGGCACACTAGATACAAGGCAGCACAACAGCTTGGGTTAGAGACAGTCCCGTGCATTATTGCAGATGATCTTACCCCAAAGCAGATTAAGGCATTTCGGTTGGCAGATAACAAAACGGCTGAAAAGGCAGAGTGGGAGACTGAATTTCTGAGTGATGAATTAAAAGAACTTCTTGATGTAGATATGGGAGCTTTCGGCTTTGAAGATGTATTAGATGATCTTGAAGAAGAACTTGAAGCACAAGAAGATGATTATGAAATGGAGCTTCCAGAAGATCCAAGGGCAAAAACAGGACAGATATGGCAGTTAGGAAAGCATCGACTGATGTGTGGAGACAGTACGAAGAAAACAGACGTTTTGCAACTGGTGGGGGGGTGCAAAATGGATATTCTGATAACCGATCCACCGTACAATGTATCGTATGAAGGGAAAACAAAAGACAATCTTAAAATCCAGAATGATAATTTAAATAGCGAGGATTTTAGAACATTTTTAAGGGATGCATTCAAAAATGCAGACGATGTAATGCGTGAGGGGGCTGCTTTTTATATTTGGTATGCATCTAGCGAAGCAATTAACTTTGAATCCGCATGTAATGACGCAGGATGGAAAATTAGGCAAAACCTTATATGGGAGAAGAACACATTCGTTTTGGGGAGACAGGATTACCAATGGAATCATGAGCCGTGCTTATATGGTTGGAAAGATGGCGCAGCGCATACATGGATGAGTGACAGAAAACAAACGACAATTTTAAAATTTAATCGACCTATAAGAAATGACATTCATCCAACGATGAAACCAATCCCATTGTTTGACTATCAAATCAAAAATAGTACAAGATCAGGTGACAAAGTGCTTGATCTATTTGGGGGAAGCGGAACAACGATAATGGCATGTGAGCAAAATGGGCGAACTGCATACGTGATGGAGTATGATCCTAAATATGCGGACGCGATAATAGATAGGTGGCAGACCTATACAGGAGAAAAAGCAGTATTGCTAGAAAGTGAGGGCTAAAATGGCACGACCAGTAAAACAGATTGATAGAAAGACTTTTGAAGGCTTGTGCGGACTACTCTGCACCAAAAAAGAAATATGTGCAGTGCTTGATGTAACAGATAAAACATTAGACAATTGGTGCAAAAGAACGTATAACTTGCCGTATATGGAAGTGTATCAGCAGAAAAGCTCAAACGGGAAGATCAGGCTGAGACGATATCAGCTACAGTTGGCAGAAAAAAGCGCAGCTATGGCAATTTGGCTTGGCAAGCAGTGGCTAGGACAAACAGACCGTGAGATTGTACAGGTACAGGAGATGGAGAAAGATCCACTCTCAGCCGCACTTGAAGCACTTGAAGAAGGGGAAGAATGAGCAGATTAAGTAAAAAACAGTTGCAGGTGCTTGCATTCCCTAACAGCAAGTATGATGCACTTATTTGTGATGGTGCTATCAGATCAGGAAAATCCTCTGTAATGTCTGTTGCATTCATCTTGTGGGCTATGCGAGAGTTCAATGGAAAGAATTTTGGTATCTGCTCCAAGACGGACAAAACGTGCTTGAGAAATGTTATTCGCCCACTGATGGCTATGCAGTACATGCAAAAACATTTCTCGATGCAGCTTCGCATTACCTCTGGCGATTTTGTCGTAAGCGATGGAAAGCGCACTAACACGTTTTACATTTATGGTGGAAAAGATGAGGCATCGTATCAGAAAATACAGGGTGTAACACTTGCAGGAATCTTTCTCGATGAAGTGGCACTTATGCCAAAGTCATTTGTAGAGCAGGCACTTGCGCGCTGTTCTGTGGATGGAAGAAAATATTTCTTCAACTGCAATCCAGAAGGGCAGACACATTGGTTTTACCGTGAGTGGATCAAAAAGGCAGATGAGCATAATGCCTTGAGACTGCATTTTAGTATGGACGACAATCCAGGTCTTTCAGAAAAAATTAAAAGCGGGTATGAGAACACATATTCTGGTGTATTCTATGATAGATATGTGTTGGGACTATGGGTGACTGCTGACGGACTTATATATGATAACTTTTCTGAAAAAGACTGCGTTCTGCACGATGAGCCAGATACAATAGGCGATTATTTTGTTTCGTCTGATTTTGGTATTCAGAATGCTACAACATTCCATTTATGGCGGAGGGTTGCAGGAACGGATGATTGGCTATGCTTAAAAGAATACTATTACAGTGGTAGAGAGGAAAGAAAACAAAAGACGGTTGCAGAGCTTGTGGACGACCTGCAAGCAATGTTAGGAGCAATAATACCAAAGCAAATCATCATTGATCCCTCTGCTACAGCCCTAAAGGTAGAAGTAAGAAAACGTGGATATCATGTAAAGGATGCCGATAATGATGTGATCAATGGTATCTCTCAGGTATCTACCATGCTGCTACAGCGCAGATTGAAATTTATGAACACTTGCAAGTATACTATTGCAGAGTTTAAAACGTATGCATGGGATGAAAAAGCGGCAGACCGAGGAGAGGAAAAGCCAGTAAAGGAAAACGATCATTGTATGGATTCTATCAGATACTTTGTAAAAACTAAGAGACTGGTACAAAAGACCATGGCGGCACTAGATGCAAAAATGGCAAGTGGAAATTATATGCTATAAGGAGATTAGATTGAAAACATATCAAGATTTAGTAAACGTTCCAGATGAGGGCAAGGGCGATTTCTGCGTAGAAGCTGTGGCAGAATTTAGAGGGACGAAAGAGTATGCAGAAGCCAAAGACGGTGAGCGGTACTACAACAAACACAACACTACAATAGAGCAGTTCCAGAAGTTTTTGTATACTGTGAGCGGTAAGCAGGTAAAAGATATTTTCTCAGCAAATTACAAGCTTAAAACGCTCTTTTTCCGCAGACTGTGCCAACAACAAGTGCAGTATGTATTAGGAAACGGCTTGAAGTTGGAGAAGCCAGAGAACAAAGAAAAGCTTGGGAAAGATTTTGATTTTAAGTTACAGCTTGCAGCAAAAAGAGCTATGGCAGGAGGTAGAGCTTTCGGCTTTTGGAACTTAGATCATCTGGAGGTGTTCGGGTACGCTGATACACCATCACAGCCGGGTTTTTGCCCTCTGTATGATGAGGAAACATCACAGCTAATGGCAGGTATTAGGTATTGGTATCGCCAAATTGGGTTAGATGTTATCTTCCATTGCACGTTATATGAGCCAGACGGCTATACCGATTACATTCAGACCAACAACGACCCAGTGAGGACGAAGGATGGAAAACATGGCTATATCAAGACAATCAAACGCACGGCTGTAGGAGTAGATGAGGAAATTGAAAGCAACTACTCAGGGTTGCCAATCATCCCACTATATGCCAACGACTCACATGAGAGCGAATTGGTAGGCATCAAAGAGAGCATAGATTGCTACGATTATATCAAGAGTGGGCTTGCAAATGATATTGATGATACCGCAGGATTCTACTGGATACTGAAAAATGAGGGAGGCATGGACGACCTAGACCTTGCAAAATTCATTCAGCGTATGAAGTCCGTAAGAGCAGCTGCAGTTGAGGATGGCACAGAAGCAGAAGCTCATACACTAGAGATTCCCACGGACGCAAGAAATACCATGTTGGAAATTCTCAGACGTGATATATACGAGGACTTCCAAGCTCTGGACGTTTCTACTCTCTCGGCAGCTGCAAAGACTACGCAGGAGATCCAGGCGGCTTATCAGTCGCAAGATAATAAGTGTGCGGATTTTGAGTATTATGTTTTGGATTTTGTGCAAAAGATTCTTGAACTCGCAGGAATCAGCGACAATCCTACTCTTGCTTGGAACAGAGTTGTAAACCAAAACGAGCAAACAAACATGGTGCTATCAGCTGCAAACTATCTTTCTGACGAGTGCGTTCTGCAACATCTTCCGTTCCTTACTCCTGAGGAAGCTATTGCAGAAATCGAAAAGCGGCAGGCAGAAGAAATTAAGAGATTTTCAGCAGACGATGAAGGGACTGATACTAAGTGAGTAGTTACTCCGACAAATACACAGAAAAAAGGCTGAGAGAAGTAGAAAAGCGGCTGCAACAGGTATATCAGGAAGCACACAAAGAGCTGAAAGAAAAGGCTACGGAGTACTTTAAGACGTTCCAATCACGCTACCTGAAAGAGTATAACGCATACATGGAAGGGAAATATACAGATGCAGAGTTCTTCCAGTGGGTCAGCAATCAGGTAGCACGAGGGGCAAGGTGGGAAGCTCTGAGAGATCAGATGGCAAGGCGACTTACTGATGCAAACAAACTGGCGGCTGACTATATCAACAACGTTACCCCTGAGGTGTTCCGCGAGAATTATAATTATTCAGCCTATGAAATCGAGAAGGGAAGCGGCATAAGCTTTGATCTTCTGGACGAGGACACAATCAGGAGACTGTCTGAGGGCGAGATTGAGCTGCTACCACCTGCAAGAGTAGATATCCCAAAGGATGAGCGATGGAATCGTCAAAAGGTGCAGAATGCAGTGCTGCAAGGTATCTTACAAGGAGATGCGGTGGGCGATTTAGCAAAACGGCTGGAAAACGTCACCAACATGAACCGCAGTGCAGCTATCAGAAATGCAAGGACGATGATAACAGGCGCACAGAATGGTGGGCGGCAAGAAAGCTATAACCGTGCCTCTGCCATAGGGATTGAAATGCAGAAAGAATGGATGTCAGCAAACGATAACAGAGTGAGAAATTCACACAGGCAATTAAACGGAGTAAGGGTGAGGTATGATGAGCCATTCCCAAACGGCTGTATGTACCCTGCTGACCCTAAAGGCAAGCCGTGCGAGGTATACAACTGCCGCTGTACTATGGTAGCAATCACAATACACGCAGATCAGACGAGGAGAAACGATCACAGCGTAAAAAGTTATAAGGAGTGGAAAGAGAGACATGGGAAGTAGCATAAGAATTGAGATTGATAATACTGATGCTGTTATCCGTGCCAGTCGCGATCAGATCAAAAAAGCACTAGAGGAGTGCGGACTGACAGCGGAACGATATGCCAAGGAGAAATGCCCTGTCGATACTGGGAACCTGCGCAATGGCATTACACATCAGATGGACGGAGATAACAAGGTACTGATAGGTTCTAATGTAGAGTATGCACCGTATGTTGAGTTAGGAACTGGAAAGTATGCTGACGGGGGTAGAAAAACCTCGTGGGTATACGAGGATAGCAAGGGCAACTGGCACATGACGAATGGGCAGAAAGCGCGACCATATCTAAAACCTGCGCTTGCAAATCATACAGATGAGTATGCGAAGATCATACGAGAGAATTTGGAGAGCTGAGAAGCTCTCCTTTTTACTTGAAATAGTTTTTTTGATTGATACAACAGCAATCAAAAAGTGGAATATGCTTATGATAGCTGCACAGCATAGCAGATACGGCTATAGGGCAAGCAAGCCCACCAAAGCAAAGGAGATATAGCAAAATGGCATTAAAAAAATCAGATTTTAGAGAGATCATTAAAAACCAAAACGCAACCGATGAGGAGAAAATTTCTGAGATTCTTGAGCTAGCACACGCTGAGGTAGACGCGATCAAGACCGAGCGTGACACCTTAAAGACTCAGCTTGTCGAAGCTCAGAAGGGCAACAGCGACAAGGAAAACGAGTGGAAAACCAAGTATGAGTCCGAGCATGATGCTTTTGAAAAGTATAAGAGCGATCAGGCACAGGCGGCAGAGCTTACAGCGAAAGAAAACGCTTACAAGCAGTTGCTTACTGATGCAGGAGTTTCCAATAAGTTGGTTGATCTGGTAGTAAGGGCGAGCACAAAGCAGATTTCCGATATCAAGCTCAAAGACGGCAAGATTGAGGGAGCTGATGAGCTTACAAAGTCCATCAAGACAGAATACAAAGATTACATCGTGGATACGCAGAAGAAGGGGGCAAACCTTCCGAACCCACCGAAAAACGATGAGTCGAGCAGTTTTGAAAAGATGAGTCTTGGGGAAAAGATGGAGTATGCAAATGAGCACCCAGACGCACCAGAAGTTAAGACATGGCTCTCTAAGTAAAGGAGTAATACATGGCAGTATTTGATAACAAACACTTTAATAGCGAGGTATTTGGGAAATACCTTGAAACCGTACCGAGAATTAAGCAGAACGCTTTTTTAAGGGCAGGTATTTTTAACATTAGAGACGAGCTTAAAACATTACTTGCAGATCAGACAGGTGGCAACTACGTTGTATTGCCCATGGTTGGCTTAATTGGCGGTGATGCTCAAAACTACGATGGCAAAACTACGATTACACCTAATAGCATTGATAGCTATATGCAGGGTATTGTAGCTTATGGTAGAGCTAATTCGTGGGGAGAGAAGGACTTTACTAGAGATATCACGGGGCATGATTTTATGGTAGATATCGCAAAGCAGGTATCTGGCTACTGGGATGATAACCTGCAGCTTAATATCTTAGCTGTCCTTGAAGGTATTTTTGGCATGACAGAAACGGATGAGGCCAAGTTTGTTGAAGCGCACACGCTTGACATCACTGAGGCAGGCGAAAAGACTGTGGGTGTAACCACACTTAATAATGCTATCCAGAAAGCAGCAGGTGCAAACAAGAATATTTTTTCACTTGTGATTGCGCATTCTCAGGTAGCTACTAATCTTGAGAACCTGCAGGTATTACAGTACGGCAAGGGTGTAGATGCAAACGGAGTTGAAAAAGATCTGACGCTTGCTACGTGGAACGGCAGAACCGTACTAATTGATGATGATGCTCCGTTTGATTCTGATACAGGCGCATACACAACTTATATTTTAGGGCGAGGTGCATTTGATTATTGCGATATTGGCGCAGCAGTGCCAAATGAAACAACTCGTGACCCGTTTAAGTACGGTGGACAGGATTTTTTGATCTCCCGTCAGCGCAAGGCAATTGCTCCGAGAGGAATCTCTTATAAACAGCCTACAACCACAACTTCTCCAATGCCAACTGATTTCAAAACAGCTTCGAACTGGGCACTCGTTGAAAATGCAGAAAAAACTCAGAAGATTGATCACAAGGCAATTCCGATTGCTCGTATCAAGTCTTTAGGCTGAGGAGGGACGATCTGATGCTGTATCTGGTATTAAAACACCTTCGCAATTTTTTTGTGGTTGATCACAGAGAAAATACATACACCATCAAGGGAAACGAGATCACTTGCGTAGGTAGTGATGGGGTACAGCATTCTATCGACTTCCTACAGCAAGGACAATACTTTCTGGTAGAGGGGTCAATATTTAACGATGGTGTATATCAATTCCCTTGTGAGCGCGTAAATGAGACGTTCACGGGGGCAATATCAGCTCTAGCGATCCCACAAGAGGTTGTGGAGCTGAGTCGTGATATTGCAGCATGGCAAGAAAAATACGGTGATCCTACACCGTATATGTCAGAGTCTTTTGGCGGTTATAGCTACACCAAAGCTACGCAAGGTAATACCGGTACTGCAACGTGGCAGGAAGCTTTTAGAAGCCGCCTAAACACATGGAGGAAGATATGAAACTTGTAGAAAATATGATGGAAGGCTGCAGGCTAATTGAAAAAAAACGTGTGCCAGATGGCGCAGGAGGCTTTCAGACTACATGGGTAGAAGGGGCAGGCTTTCAGGCGGCTATTAGCCGTGATACATCCCTAGACGCTCGTGTCGCTGAGAAATCAGGGGTAACAAGCGTTTTTACAATTACGACTCATAGATCATGTCAGCTTGCATATCATGACGTTTTCAAGCGGCTTTCGGACGGCAAGACCTTCCGCGTAACCTCTGATGCAGGAGACAAGGTATCACCGCAGGTATCTGGGCTAGATATGGCGCAGGTGACAGCAGAGAAGTGGGAGTTAACGACATGATGAATACAAAAAATAGTGTAACGGTACTCGGATGCGAGTATCAGATTACAGTAGTTCAACACGATCAGTATAAAACGTGTGAGGGCTGTGATGGGTGGACTGACCCATATAGTAAAAAAATCTTCCTCATCGATCAGACTGCCAACCCAGACTGTGATCCAATCGCAACTGACCCAGTAGGACGAATGAAACAAGTGCTTAGGCATGAAATTGTACACGCTTTCCTTAACGAGTCTGGACTTGTCTACAACTCAAATTTTTCGATGCAGGGATGGGCGATCAATGAGGAAATGGTTGATTGGATTGCATGGAACGGTGACAAACTGCATAAGGCATGGAAGGAGACAGGACTAGTTGAGTAAAGATAAGGCACTACAGGCATGGTTTACGGCTTTTGGCATGACGGCTTATCCTTCCACATCCGTTCCAGACGACACAGTTTTTCCGTGGCTGACCTATGAGTATATCACAGGCAGCTTTGGGGACTCTGACGTGGCTATAGTAGTCAATATGTGGTTTCGGACGGAATCAGAGTCAATCCCCAACCAAAAAGCCGAAGAGTTCAGAAAATATATCTTAGAGCATGATTTGATTGAGTGTGACGAGGGCTTGATCTGGGTAAAAACTGGTGTTCCGTGGTGTCAGTCCCTCACGGACGAGACATCACCGACAGTAAAACGCAGATACATGAACGTCACACTCGAATATTTAACGAGGTAATCAAAATGGGAAAAGCAGCAACACAATTGCCAGATAAAGTATTTGAGCATATCCAAATGAATGCAGGCATTTTAATGTCTGAGTTTGATCCTCAGACATGGACAATTACTGCAACAAATATTATCGGTGCAACTTCTGGAGGCATCAACTTCTCCGATACTCCATCTTTTACGGATTATGGCGAGGATATTGATAACTGTCCGAAGAACACCAAGGAGCTGAAAGAGCTTGATAGCCGAGAAATCAAGGTATCAGGCACTTACGTAGCAGTAACAGCAGAGCAGATTAAGAATCTTGCGGCAGCAGCAGACATTGACACATCTAAGGCAACGATCACCCCTCGCACAACACTTACAGATGCAGATTTTGCAGATATCTGGTTTGTGGGTGATTACGGCAAGGGTGGATTTATCGCGATCAACATTAAGAATGCACTTTCAACAGGTGGCTTCAACTTGCAGACCACCGACAAGGCAAAGGGTACTTTTACCTTTGAGTATACCGCACACTATAGCCTTGAGAATCCAGACGAAGTGCCATACAAAGTATACGTTAAGGCAGGTGGCGAGTGATGAAATTATCAGATATCAAAGGCGATCAGGTACTTGATGTACTTGCAGAAGTAATTGTTCCAGTAACCAACATTGCAATGGATGAAGCAGCAGCGGCAATTTTTAAAAAGGCGGAGCTTCCAGAGGGCGAAAGCAGAACTACTTTTGCACTGAAACGTATTCAGAAAAATATTCCTGCACTCATCAAGGGACATAAGGACGATCTGATTAAAATTATGGCTATTATCTCACAGCAGACCGAGGACGAGTACAGACAGGGGTTGAGCATGGCATCTTTTATTCGTGATCTTACCGATCTTATGTCAGACGAGGAATTTGTAAAACTTTTTACTTGAGCGCAGACGAGGAGACGCGAAGAGTGCTTTACCTCTGCATAGGAGATTACAGAGGTAGAACACTAGCAGGTTTTTTTGCGTATGTGCAAGGCAGACATGCACAGTACGTAGAGAACCTGCTTTATCGCGTTTACGTGACGGATGCGCTGCAAAAAATCTGTGAAAACACTGCTAACTTTGCAGGCGGACACATCATGAAGCAGCGATATTATGATGCGGCATATGGAAAGCCAAAAAAGGAAGAAGATGCAGAAGAGATCATAACAAAAATTATTAAAGCGGCAGGACTGGAGGTGAGGCTGTGAATATACTTGAACTGGTGGCAGGAATCTCTGTTGACTCATCTGGCATGGAAGAGGATTTAGAATCTCTTGCTACACGTGCTGTAGCAAAGGGCAAGCTAATTGCAGATGCTATAGGCACAGTAGCCTCCAAAGGCTTTGATTTGCTGAAAGGAGCGATTACATCATCGGTTGATACTGGTATGTCGTTTGATACTGCGGTATCACAGATTGCTGCTACAACAGGCAAGACGGTAGATCAGATACAAGATTTAAAAGCTGCTGCTGAGAAGATGGGAGCAACAACCAAATTTACAGCAACCGAAGCAGCAGAAGGTATCAATATATTATCGCAGGCTGGCATGTCGGCGGCTGATATTTTAAACGAAGATGCCAATGGAGCTACCCTTTTAAGTACGACACTTGATCTTGCTTCGGCTGGCGCAATGTCGATGGAATCCTCTGCTACATACCTTACATCATCCTTGAAAGGCTTTAAAAAAGAGGGCAAATCCGCGGCATACTATGCAGATTTGATGGCTAAGGGTGCTACCCTTGCAAATACTAATGTAAGCGGTTTGGGAGAGGCATTATCTGGTGTATCTGCCAATGCCTCAGCTTACGGGCAGGCTTCTGACTCTGTAACGCTGTCTTTGTTGAAGCTGGCAGAAGCTAATGTTGTTGGCTCGAATGCAACGACTGCGCTTAACTCTGCAATGTCTGAGGTCTACACACCTACAGATCAAGCTAAAAAGGCTTTGGATAGCTTGGGAGTATCTGCATATAACGCTGATGGAACTGCACGTGATTTTAACGATGTCGTAGATAATCTCACAGGGGCATTATCTGGTATGACAGATCAGCAGAAGAACGCAACCCTTAATACTATCTTTGGTGTGCAAGGTTTGGACGCTTATAACAAGATGGCGGCTGTATCTGCTGAGAAAACCAATAGCTTTAAGGAATCTTTGGCGGCAGCAAGTGGATCAGCAGCGCAGCAGGCGCAGACGCAGCTAGATAATCTCGAAGGTTCGATGACTCTTCTTGATTCTGCAATGGACGGATTGAAGCTAGCCTTTTACAATTTGTTTTCTGGCAAACTAAAGGCTGCGATTGATCTTATTTCAGAGTCGGTATCAATCCTGACTAATGGACTATCAAGTGGTGGACTTCTTGGCATGGTTAAGTCGGTTGGAAAGGTTGCGGATAATGCCTTTTCAAAATGGCTATCTAAACTAAGTGGCATAACAAAATTACCGCTTGTATCGTGGTTCGACCAGTTAAAAAAGACTGGTTCAGCCGCTTTCTCAGGTGTGGGGGATGCAGTAAAAACGCTTTTCTCTGCATTTGATCCATTGATTCAAGCCGTGAAAGACTTCCTCGGCATCACGGAGGATTCATCTTCGGCGATGGAGAAAGCACAAGGTAAGATGTCAGCGGCTAAGGCTATAGTAGATGGCTTAAAACAGGCGATCACGATAGCAGGGCAAGTATTTACTGGCTTTATTTCTGGCCCAGTGAATTTGATGGCACAGGCTTTTGCAGGGAAGATGCTCGTATCTTTTAAGCTCTTTGAGACGGCTTTTAATACGCTTGTATCTTTTATCAGCTCACTGCCTATCATGGATTGGATTGAGAAAATCCAAAGTTCCTTCTCTGGTGCACTTGAGTCCATTTCTACGGAATTTTCTCCACTGCTAGATGCAGTACTTAACTTTTCCAACTATTTGGTTGGATTAGTTACAGGCTTCTCGGATGCAGGAGAACAAAGTGGGGCTTTTGGCATTGCATTATCAGCTCTCAACCTTATCGTTGATGGTATCGCCTCTGCTATCCAGATAGCAGGAGACGTTATCTCTGGTGTGTTATCATTCCTGACTCAAGCTATCAATCAAATTGTAATAGATGCGCAGACAGACGGCACACTGATTAACGATATCATAACAGGCATTCAAGCGGTGGTATCTACAGCATTTACTATTATTTCGGATATCTGGAATAATACGTTACTTCCGGTTTTTTCTGGTATCTATTCTTGGCTTTCTGAAAATCTTCAACCAGCTTTCTCAGAGGTTTTCACCTTTGCACAGGATATTGTTAGTACGGTGTTTACAGTAATTCAAGGGTACTGGAATGACATTTTAGCACCAGTATTCTCTGCGATTCTGACGGCACTACAAGATAATGTCGGGCCACTTTTTGAAACGACTTTCACAAAAGCGCAGGAGCTTGTAAGTACGGCATTTCAAGGCATACAGGACACTTGGGAGAATCATCTAAAACCGTGTTGGGAAGCTATCAAGACGTTTGCAGAAGAGACGCTTTTACCGTGTTTTAGTGCGATTGGTTCGTTCCTTGAAAATAATTTGCAACCAGTTTTCGACTCAGTTTTTACATTTATTTCAGATTCAGTTATCGCTGCATTCGATACTGTAAAGTGGGAATATGACAATATTTTGAAACCACTTTTTGACGGAATGCTTGATTTTATCCAGAATATCTTTTCGGGAAAATGGAGCGAGGCTTGGAATGGAGTTATCAATACTTTTAGGACAGTATTTGGTAATATCATCGAAGCAGCTAAGACACCTATCAATGCAGTAATTGATTTAATCAATAATGCAATAGGCTTCATCGAGTCTGCATTGAACGCTATCGTAGGTGCTATGAATAGCATTTCCGTAACGGTTCCAGACTGGGTGCCAGGTATTGGCGGTAGAAATTTTGGAATCAATATCCCATCAGTAGGGTTCGGAAGGGTGAGCAGACTTGAGGAAGGTGGCATACTCCGCAAGGGGCAGAAAGGCTACTTGGAAGGTGCAGGAGATGAGGCAGTCGTACCACTTGAAAAATCAGAAGGTTGGCTGAATGCCCTTGCTAAGAAGATCAACGGAAATGGAAAGAACCGCCCACCAATCACTATCAATATTAACGGCTATAACAAAGATAAGCAGGAGCTTGCGGACGCTGTAGCCGAGGAGGTATCAAAACGTATGGCAGAAGATTATGACAGAGATAGGAGGGTATTTGCATGATGCACTACTTGATATACAATGGCGAGTCCTCTGCCGACTACGATCTTTTAGTGGGAGCGCAAAACACCTTTAACGCTCCCAAAAGGAGCGTAACAAAGTATACGATACCTGGCAGGAACGGAGATTTAATCAAAGATAACGGATGCTTTGAAAATGCCTCCGTAGCCTACACTATAGTGTGTAAAAATCGGTTTGAGAACCTTGCGGACTCGATCAGCGCATGGCTCAAAAGCCCTACAAGCTATTGCAGGCTAGAGGATAGTCACCATCCAGAGTACTACAGAATGGGACTTGTGACGGATGCTATTACCTACACAACAGGAGCACTCAATCACAGCGCAAAAGCTACAGTGACTTTTGATTGTAAGCCCCAGAAATGGCTTACAGATGGAGAGAGGGTAGAAAAATTTACTTCGGCAGGTATAATTTTCAATCCTACAAAGTTCGCTTCGAAACCACTTATAAAAGTATATGGGAATGGACAATCTACCCTAAAAATTGGCGATTATTCGATGAGCTTAAAATTGCAAGCTTATGTAACGATTGACTCTGAGTTGATGGACTGCACCAGAGGAAATATGAACATGAACAGTTATGTGGTGCTTGCTTCTGGCTTCCCAGAACTTAAATCTGGGATGAATTTAATTACTTTTACTGGTGGAATAACATCAATAGAGATTACTGGGAGGTGGTGGACAATTTGATACCGATTTTATATTCAGCGACCGAAAAGCTTTTTAAATCACAGGGCTTGGGAGCTTTGGTGGATATGATTAGCTGCAAAGTCACCGAAGAAAGAAACGGCTCATATGAGTTGACGATGACTTACCCTTTGAACGGTCAGCATTTTAAGGATTTGGAATTATCAAGAATTATCAAAGCCGTACCGTCCTACAAAGCCGATCCAGAACCGTTTCGCATTTACGCTATCAGCAAGCCTTTAAACGGTATTGTAAAGATAAATGCGGAGCATATCTCATATCAGCTATCACATATACCAGTAACACCCTTTGAAGCATCTAACGTAGTGGAGGCGATGGATAACCTCAAAAAGTACTCAGCAGAGGATAACCCTTTTTCTTTCTGGACTAGCAAAGAAACGCAAGCAAAAATGGCTTTTACAGTTCCGACCTCTTGCCGTGCTCTGCTTGGTGGTGTAGAGGGGAGCATTTTGGATACCTACAAGGGCGAGTATGAGTTTACTGGATACACCGTAAAGCTACACCAAAACCGAGGATCAAATAAAGGTGTAACAATTCGCTATGGCAAGAACCTCACCGATCTAAAACAAGAGGAAAGTATTGCGAACACGATCACAGGTATCTGCCCTTTCTGGAAAAGTGAGGAAACCGAAGAGGTTGTAACACTTCCAGAAGTATCAGTGTACAGCAAGTACGCAAATAACTTTCCGTATAAACGGACTGCGGTACATGATTTTTCGGCAAGCTTTGAGGAAAAACCAACCGCAGAACAACTTAGAGCCAAAGCAGAAAATTACATCACGCAGAGCGGTGTAGGCGTGCCGGATGTATCTCTTACAGTATCTTTTGTAGTACTGTCGCAGTTTGAGGAGTACAAAGATATAGCTGCATTAGAGTCTGTCAACCTCTGTGATACAGTAAACGTTATTTTTGAAAATTTGGGTATCAACACAACTGCAAAAGTTGTAAAAACCGTGTATGATGTGCTACTTGATAAATATGATAGTATCACGGTTGGAAGTACTCAAAACAGCCTCACCAAGAAGCTCACAGAGATTGACGAGAACACGCAAGAGGAAATCAACAAGGAAACTTCTGCCAGAAAAAGAGCGATTACAGAGCTTGTAAAGAAGGTAGAGCAGGGCAGCGGTTTGTATGTCACTGATAAGGGGACAGGTGAAGCGCATGACTGGTTTTTGCATGATAAGCCATCGCTGAATGAGTCCCAGACCATCATCCGCATCAATGACGGTGGCATGATCTTTTCTGTTGATGGTGGCGAGACTTACAACGGCTTAGATTGGAGCGGTACAGCAATCTTGCAAAAAATCTACACTGTGGGCATCAACGCAGCGTATATAGATACTGGACAGCTAAAGGTTGTAGATAACGCCGGAAAGACTCTTTTTTGTGCCGATATGGACTCAGGCGAAGTAACTATAAACTCTGGCTTGCTTAAAGTTGGTGCAGGATATATTAACACTAACGGACGTTTTAAAATTGGCTCTATGTATTCGCAGGGTGGAGTATATAACAAAGATACAGGGATATACGAGCGGCAAGATGTGTGTTTTGATAAGGCAATATTTATCAATTATGGAATTGAGCTTTACGGCAATAACGACTCGGCTGAGGGTATTGCATACTGCGATTTCCATTCTGGCTCAGACGTAACGACAGGTGATAGCTTGTATGATTACACTGGACGTTTGCAAAACTATCTTGCGCCTGCTGGGACAAGTGAGTTTACATTTTCTGGAAAGAAAAAGGTTAATGATACAGAGGCAGGAACTTGTACAGTTGCAGTAAATGGAACTATCGTACACTCATCTGACAAAAGGCTAAAGGATAACATCGAAGATATATCTTGTGATACCGCCACAGACTGGATAATGGCTTTAAACCCCGTGACGTATACTTACAAGGCTGATAGTGAGCTTAAAGTGCATCATGGACTTGTATATCAAGAGGTGCAAAAAACCGCAAAAGAATTATCTATGGATAATCTGGCATTGCTACAAGAGTTTAGAGGTGCTGATAAAGTAGTTTACGGTGCTATTGGCTATGAAGAGCTGATAGCCGATCTCATAAAAGTGGTACAAAATCACGAAAAAATTTTGAGAGGAGAACAAAATGATTAAAGCAATTTATGACCTGGACATGACCCCGATGAGAACTCTTCCAATCATCATCAATGTATCACAATATGATGATATAGGAAGAATATTTGTTTTTAACTTATTTTCATCTTCTGGCAAGTGGACTGCTCCAACCTCTGCGGCTGTAACTTTTGAGGGTGGTAAGCCTGATGGCAAGTTTTTTTCGTATAACTGCGCATACTCTAACGGTACTGTAACCGTAACTATACAGCAGCAAATGACGGCTGTAGCAGGCAAGGTAAGATGCAAAATCAAGGTAAAATCTGGCGACAAGGTGGTGGAGTCTGCCCCTATCATAATGGTTGTAGATGCTGCCGCAGTACCAGACGGCTCTGACATGTCCAAGAGTGACATTAACGATGCTATCGCTAATGCCACGCAGAAAATAGTTGATCAGGTTAAGGATAATATTCCCTCAGACTACTCTCAGTTAAGTACCGATGTTAGTTCACTAAAGCAGGATTTAGGTAATCAAGAGGACAAGTTAGAACCAATCGTTAAAAGTAAACAAGATTTAAAAGATACATTCTATATTGTTGATGCATATGGAAATATCATATGTAAAGTTGATAAAGATGGTGTACATGCATCTGGTTTTGACGGGAAAAATCTCGCACTTAATGATGTTATTTCTACTTACGAAGATTCGTTTTATATTAGTGATTCAAATGGAAATGTTATCTTCAAGGCAGACAAAGATGGTGTACGGGGCTTAAATATGGGCACTTCCAGCGGTGTTGATTCGCCATTTAAGGGAATGAAATTGCTTACCATTGGAGATTCTTTGTCTGCACATAATAATTGGCAAAAATGGTTGGTGGAATGGTTAGGTGTAACGTTTGATAACGACGAGAATATAAATGGAAAAGACGGGCATAAACCGATGGCGAAAGGTGGAACTGCCATTGCACCAACATCCGAAGATAGCATTTACATGAGAGCATTAGATGCCAAGTATTACGTTGACGATACAAATGGCACTGTTATTATCGTTTATGCAGGGCAAAATGACTCAGTAGCTCTTGGAACTATTGACGATACTCCATACACAGATAAAACCGTAACATCGCCAAGCAATCTGACTTTCTATTCTTCTTATATGGGTATGGTTGAAAACATTCTAGCGGATATCCCATCTGCTAGAATATATTTAATGACACAAATGCCTGTTAGACTTGAAATAGGAATGGTGGGTACAGCAGACCCATATATCGGAGTTATAAGATTCCCAGATATGACAAGTGTATTAGCATATGAAGCGAACAGATACAAAAAAGTAGAAGCGATTAGAGCAATTTCGAGAAAATACTCTCTCCCCTGTATAGATTTGTGGGAAGACAGTGGTATCAATGATTATAATAGCAAATATTGGTACGGCGCTGTTGGTGGAACTTGCGGTCAAGTTCACCCGAAAGATATTGGATATAAACGTATGGCAGAAGTTGCGGTTGCAAAAATGTATTAAGGAGGAATTTCAAATGATTTTAAGATTAAATGGCGCGGATTTTTCAGCGAATAATATTGGTAAAATTGATATTATACGAGAAATAACGAGTGATACAAAAAAACTACTTTCCAATTTTAGTAGAGAATTTACGGATGAGCAAATGTTTGCTGTGCAGGATTTTATCAGCGGATTAAAAAACAACGGAATTTGGTCTTCTATCGGAAATCTCTATATTCCAGTTATATGTGGTTCTCTTTCGGAATGCGGATATAATCTAAAAACAGGAAAAAATGATGTTACGTTTGGCTCTGATTATGTGTGGTCAAGCAAGGGTTTGAAATTATTGCCAACAAGTACAAATTACTGGTCGACTGCGGCGAAAGTAAAAATTAACGGTAGTCAGCAAAATCTCCATCTTGGAGCATACAATACTGACAGTCTCGCAGGAATTACACAGACGGAAGCGATTTTTGGAGCTTCCTTAAACGACAATGAAACAATAATTCAGTTTGGAATCACTGCTAATAAAACGTTCTCTTTAAAAACAGATAACAATGTTGAAGTAAATGTTGGTTCATTAGCAAATGCAGACTTTGGAAAACAATCATTAAAAATGGTAATCCAAAGTACGCTTGGAAACTTTGGAGTTGTCGGAAATTTTACAGGAGAATACAGTACTCCTATCAGTACAGACCATACCTACACAGATGTTCCGGTCAAAGTGTTTAATATTGCAAGCATATGGAGGGAAACGAAAAATTATGGATTGCTTACGCTTGGGACGGCATTAACAAGGGAACAAGCAAGTACGTACTCTAATTTGTGTGATGCGCTTATGAGTAAATTTGTCACTAATTAACTAAAGAGGGCTATAGTTAACCAAAAAAATAATAAAAAAACACACCACAAAGGAGGATATCCAGTGGAACTATTACAAGTAGTATTACCTGCTTGCATATCAGCAGCGGCAACGCTGTTGGTATGCGTGTTAACTAATCACGGGCAACTTGAACGTACTCGCATTCTGATGGAGTATAAGTTGGACGAGCTGGCAAAAAAAGTTGAGAAGCATAACAACTTAATCGAGCGCACTTACAAGCTCGAAGAACAGGCATCTGTGATGCACGAACAAATTCTGGTGGCTAATCACAGAATCAAAGATTTGGAAGATAAGGAGAGCGAACATGAGTAGAAAATGGTTAAAAAATGTAGGAATCCGCTGTATTAAGACTATGGCACAGGCGGCTATTGGCGTGATTGGAAGTAGCGCACTGATTTCTCAGGTAGATTGGAAGGTGTGTGTATCTACCGTGGCACTTGCAGGTATCACCTGCGTACTTATGAACATTTCACAGATCAAGGAGGAAGAATAATATGAAAGCAATGTTATCACAGCCGATGGCAGGAAAGAGTGAAGAAGAAATCAAGACTACCAGAGAAAAGGCAATCGCAGCCTTGAAAGAAAAAGGCTATGAAATTATCAATACGCTTTTCACTGATGAGTGGTACAGCGATGAATCCATGAAAGAGCGTGGAGTAGTACAGATTCCCCTCTGCTTCCTTGCAAAGTCACTGGAAAATATGAGCCTCTGCCATGCAGCGTATTTCTGCAAGGGATGGGAAAAGGCTAGAGGATGCCGTATCGAACATGATGCAGCAGTAGCTTATGGATTGACAATCTTGTATGAGGAGGAATAAATGGTTAGAGTAGGCTCGGCAAGAATTGATGAAAACGGCAAGCTAATTGGTGGACAGGCAGGAGATCAGACAGGGAAGGAAGTAGCTGTAGAAGCATGGTATCGCCATGATAAGGGGTGGGTAGTCATTCGTGCTAAAGATGCAGTAGTGCGTGAGCGTATCGCACAGTGCATGGAAGCAGCGTGCGCAAATAATAATATCGGCTATGATCAGTCTACGTCTTGGGATTTGTACGACAAGGCTAAGCAGTACGGATGGGATTGTAGTAAGGTTAACACCCCAGTGGAGACAGACTGTAGCAGCCTTGTACGTGTATGTGTGGCATGTGCTTTGCAGCGCGACATTCCGTGGTTTTCTACTGCCAACGAAGTTGAGGTTCTTGATTCTACGGATGAATTCGAAATTATCCGTGAGCCAAAATGTACAGAGTCCTCAGCATATCAGATGCGTGGAGATATCCTGTGTACAACTGTACAGGGGCATACTGTAGTAGTACTGGACGATGGCTCTAAAGTGGAGTGCGAGATTATCTCAACTGGTAACACTACCCTCTGCGGTACTGGCATAGGTACAGCAGTAGCAAAGCAGGCTATGCATGTAAGAGATGGAGAGAGTACCTTTGCCACCTCGTATACCGTGATCTTAGCAGGGGTAGCCGTGGAAGTGTTGGCACTTACTGCATCAGGGTGGTATAAAATTGTGTGGCCAGGTGCGTCATGCGGCTACGCATATACTAAGGCAGGTGACGCATATTATAACTATATCAGCAAGGTATCAGGCTTTGCAGTGGGCGATGCAGTAAGCTTTGTAGGCGGTAAGCAATACATCTCAGCCAATGCATCTACACCAGTACCTGCACAGCCTTGCAAGGCACAGGTAACACGGATATATGAGAGTGGCAAGCACAAGTATCATGTAATCGGAGATAACGTCTACGGATGGGTGGACGAGACAGACCTGCGGAAAGGATAACTGATGGATGCACAAAAAATGCTTTTGCGTGATGCGATTGATACAGCAATCCGTACTGAACGGCAGCTAATTCGTTGCCGCCTTGCGTTAGTAGTCTCAGCTCTTGCCAATGCCGCCTTGATTGCTTATATAGTAGTGAGGTAGCATATATGGATAGAGGGCTTGTTAAGGTATTTTGGGGATGCGGTGACAATGGCATAATTGAGTATGCCCTGATGAGGGCACGGCTGAATCGGAAAGAGAAAGAGGCAGTAACTTATCTTCTGGACGAATGCATGTCTCAGGAAGAAGCAGCGGAAAAGATGTGCGTAAGCACACGGAGATTTCAAGAGTACTGGTACTCGGCATCTGATAAGCTGCTGTCTCTTCCGTGGCTTGCAGCTTATGCGGAAGAACTGAAAAAATAGCATGGGTGGGGGATTTCCTCCACCTTTTGCGTTGACGTAATGAAAAAATAGTGATATTGTAGAAGGGCAGAAAAGAAAATGGAGGGACACACAATGAGAAAATCTTTGTACGCATTAACCATGGCACTTGCGCTTGCGGTATCTACAGCCCCAGTAATGGCAGAAGAAACAAGCACAGAAGAAGGAGCTGAGATTGCAGCAGACGAGAACACAGTAGAAGGTATCGAGGCAATGATTCAAAAGCTTGAAAAGCAGATTGCGGAATTGAAGCAGAAGTTAAAAGAGCTTCGAGGAGAGGATGCAATTCAGGAGGGCGATATCGTATATCAGGACGATATGGTAATCATTACCTACAACGGAATATCTGACGATTATGGGCGGTATGATATTATGCTTACTGCCGAGAATCTTACCGATAAAAAAATTCGTGTGCAGACATCTGATACATCAATCAATGGTTATATGACATACCAGATGTTTTCTGTTGGACTCGAAGCCAATAAAAAATCGAAGGGAACGCTTACTATTGATGATAGCGTAGAAGTTGAAAATGTTGAAGATTTGCAGAATGTAGAGACAAAGATTCAAGTATTGGATGATACTACATATGAAGAACTTCTTCTGACTGATCCAATTACTATTAACTTTAATATTGAAAAGTAAAAAAACTGAGAGCTTGCCAGAAACGGCAGGCTCTTTTTTTATGCGTAAAATCATCGTACCTGCATCGTGTCTTTTCTCCTCTGCATGTGTGATAATACAGCCATGGAGGGAAGAACGCATGTATAAAAGATATAATCCAAACCCAGTTGCAGCAAGAGTAGGAGATTGCACCGTCAGGGCATTATGCAAGGCTCTTGATCAGGACTGGGACAAGACCTACTTACAGCTTTGCGTGCAGGGCTTGCTGATGGCTGATATGCCGTCTGCAAATGCAGTGTGGGGCGCATACCTGCATGACGAAGGTTTTAGGCGAGGTATAGTCTCTGAGGCTTGCCCTATCTGCTATAACGTTGCATCATTTGCAGCAGAACATCCACAAGGGGTGTATGTACTGGCACTGGGAAGCCATGTTGTAACTGTGGTTGATGGTGATTATTATGATACATGGGACTCAGGGCAGGAAATCCCCCTCTATTTCTGGGAAAGGAGTGACGAAGCATGAACGGATATAACCCTTACTATGGATATCAACCTTATAGCCCACCAGTCCCAGATCAGCTAGCGCAACTGCGGTACAATCAGGGGATGCAGCAAGGAATGCAGCAGGGCTTTCAAGGGTTCGGGCAGCAAAGCAATGATGAACGTATCTGGGTGCAGGGCAAGAATGCGGCAGAAGCTTATCTAGTGGCGGCAAATGGCTTTGTAAGACTTTGGGATAGCAACGGACAAGTTTTTTATGAGAAACGAGCTGATGCATCAGGGCGACCGTGCATGGAAACCTACGAGTACAAACGACTGGGCGCAGAGCTGCCTAAAACGGGAGCAGAAAGCAAGAGTAGTGTAAATGATTACTCAAAAGAGATTGATAGCTTGAAGGTACGGCTAGCGGCACTAGAAAAACGTTTAAATGATGGAGGTAGAGCAAATGCAAATGTTTCAGAATCCAATGCAAATGATTCAGCAGTTTCAAAAATTTAAACAGCAGTTTACTGGCGATCCACAAGCGGAAGTGCAGAAGCTTCTAACTTCTGGAAAGTTGAGTCAGCAGCAGCTTAATCAGCTTCAAAGTATGGCACAGCAGTTCCAAGGACTGCTAAATGGCGGTAAATAACAGCAAATCACGCATAAAGCGTTGATTATATTATCTCAGCGAAAGGAGAAAAAACATGAGTTTAACAAGTGAGAGTATGACTCCTGCCGATATCGCAGCAGTAACAGGCAACTGCGGTGGTAATGGCATGTGGGGCGATGGTTCATGGTTTCTTATCATCCTCTTCCTGTTCGTATTTTGCGGATGGGGCGGCAACGGATGGGGAAACAACGGATGGGGCGGCAACGGAGGCGCAGCAGATAACTACGTTTTAGCAAGCGATTTCGCCACCTTGCAGCGACAGATTGATAGCTCTACAGCATCGTTAGAGCGCAAATCCGATGCAATCAACAGCGGCTTATGTGATGGCTTTTATGCGCAGAACACTACCGCATTGACTGGATTTGCAAATGTAAACCAGAACCTTTGTAACGGCTTTGCACAGGCTGAGTTATCCAGAGCCAACGGGCAGATGAATCTTATGCAGCAGATGAACGCAAACAATATCACAGCTATGCAGAATGCAAACGCTTTGCAGTCTCAGCTTGCACAGTGCTGCTGTGATAACCGAGAGGCTATCTCTGGCGTGAATTACAACATGGCGATGAATACCAATGCGGTACAGCATAGTGTAGAGAATGGCTTCTGCCAGACGAACTACAACAACGCTTCCAATACACGTGATATCATCGACAACCAGAACAGCAACGCAAGAGCGATCCTCGATGCACTGAATGCGCAGCAGATTGCGGCAAAAGATGCGAAGATTGCAGAGCAGAATCAGCAGATTTTCGGTTTACAGCTTGCGGCATCTCAGCAGGCACAGAATAACTATTTGGTACAGACTCTCAAGCCTGCACCAGTTCCAAGTTTCCCTGCTGGACAGCTCTATGGCTACATGAACGGCTGCTGCAATCCGTGCAATAGCTGTTCCTGATAGGGGGTGGCGAGTATGGCAGAATATACGTTAACCACACCTACAGCCGTCCCTCTGGGCGGTGCAGTGCCATATACCAACACAATTATCAAGGGTTGCTGTAACATTAAGCATAGAGCAGGTTCAGGGCAGGTGACTGTCAAGGGCGGCACTTGCTGCAACCCTGCAAAGTACCTCGTGTACTTCCATGCCAATGTAACAGGAGTTGCAGGAGCAATTCAGCTTGCGCTGTTTCTGGATGGCGAGAGACTGCCAGAAACTTTAATGTCCGTTGTTCCTGTCGCTGCGACTGACGTTTGGTCAGTCGATGCCGAGACGGAATTTTGCGTAGACTGCTGCTGTGGCACAGTCTCAGCAAGAGTAGTAGGGGGTGCGACTGTTACGGTTAATACAGCAGAAATAATTGTGAAAAAGGAGGTGGCATAATGGGAACAATGGAAGATTTGAAGCGCATGATTTGCACAGAGCTTGAAGAAATCGCACAGAAGGGCGAAATGTCAGCAGGCGATCTTGACACGGTGTATAAGCTGATTGTATCGAAAGAAAAGCTTCTGCGCATTGACGAGCTTGAAGAAAAGCTTGGCTATAGCGAGGACGGCAGAAAATGGAGATACAGCAGAGATGGAGAGCCAGATGGCGGCAGTAGCTATGGACGGCATTATGTGAGAGCACACTACAGCAGAGACGGCAGAGGACGCTACAGCATGGATGAGGGACGCACGATGCTTGCAGATCAGATCAGAGATATGATTGATAACAGTGATCTGAGCCAGAACCAGAAAGGCGCACTTAGAAAGGCAATGGAAGCTTTGCAGGAATGATGATGGAAAGGGGGTAGAGCGATGCTTGATATGGACGAGATCAGAAGCGAGATAACACGGCTTGAGAACGAAAAAACAACTTACTCATCAGTGGAAAAGCTTGCTATGCTCTACATAGTACAAGAGCGCAACTCCCCTACACCAGAACCAGAGCCAATTGAGATACAGCAAATGCCAAGATATGCGTATGCAGCAGAACCAACCGCCCCTAAATCTGATTTTTTAGAGGCGGTTGGGAAAGTACCGATAGAAAAAGCCTTAGATGTACTGGATGAGCATATGGAAGCAATAAAGCTGCTATATCCTAAGGAGTACAAGGCTGTGATCAATAAAATACTGGCATAAAAAGAAGAGGGGAGCTACGTGCCCCCTCTTTTTTAATTTTTCTTATTGACTTTTAGCTTATTTAGAGATAATATGGAGTTGAGATAGAAATCTCATTCATGCTTGCAAAGGCATGTGGATTGAAAAAAAACTGAAGACAATAAGTCTAAAGAGAAAGCGGTGGAAATTCCACCGCCTTTTCTTTGTTTTTTACCTTAATCCCAAATGTGCGATCTGCAAGCCTCATCCCATTCTTCCTCCATTTCACGGAGTACAAGGGCAGGTTCTTCACCGTTGATGATTCTTTCCTTTGCTTTCCTTCCTGCGGATGCCTTTTCAAAATTTGCAGCGTATGCCCAAGCATCAGCCTTGATGTAAGCGGCGGCACGTGGGTATTTTTCCGACATAGCCTTTAAATCATAGTTCGGTTTTGATCTAACCCCTAATCCGCCTACATCATCAAATGACTTTTCAAATTCTTTGTGCCAGCTTGCGAGGTCAGCTCTGGCAGCTTTCAATTCCTTGAGTCCTTCGATTGCATCAATTTTTGCTTGTCGCTCCTCGGCGGCTTTGATTTCTGCATTGCGGCGATCAACCAGATAATTGTATATTTCTGGTTTACGTGCTCTGATAATTTCCATAGCATTGTCGCTCTTAAGCTTTCTGGTTTCCAGAGCATAGATTGCACCTGTTAGTACCTCCTTTCCATTCTTGTATTCAGTTTTCAACCCAATATCATATCGCTTAATTAGTGCTGCGATAGATGCGTTCTGTGCGTCAAATTTCATTTCGTGATTCCTCCTTTTTGATTTTCTCAAGCCCGTACAGCTCATATAAATATTCACTGACTTTTGCATGTTCTTTTTGTGGCTTATAGTAGCGCACTGGTATCAAATCTTTTTCAGTGATCTTCCGAGTTCCCCCATACATGCTAAACATTTTAAATGAGCCGTCTTCCAATTCTACGATGTAGTGGCGCGGCAGGAGTGGGGTTTCATATAATTGCTTTACTTTCATTTCTTTACTCCTTTCTTTTGCAGTTAGCTTTCACTCAGCAATTTTTCAATTTCAGCTAAGCGTTTCAGCAACTTTTCTTTTTCCGTTTCAAGTGTCTGAAAATCTTCTTCTACCATTCGTTCTAGTGCCAATTTAAAATAAATTGGGCACTTATTTACTCCCAGTTCCCAGTTCTGGAGTGTGCGCTTGGGGATTGAGTATAAATCCCCAAACTTTTGTTGGTTTAATCCAGTAAGCTCTCGAAGCTCCTTAACTTCCATCTTGTTTTAGTTCCTTTCTTTCTTCTGCCGCCAATTGTAAATTATCTTTGCGTTCTTGGAATAATGTTGACCATACTCAGGTCTTTCTCTTGGTAGATATGCACGGACACTTGATAAGCTTAACTTTACTGCCTTGGAAATATCTTCAACCCCCACCCCTTGACTATACAATTCAAGAATTTTTGCATGTGCTGCATTTAATACATATCCATGAGTGGCTAGACACTTGGTTATTTTGTGATGAGAACAACCAGTTTGAATTGAAATAGGCTTAACTGCTCCATACTGCTTCCACAAATCAATTATAGCTTTGTCTGTCTTGCTGATTTGATCATCCATCATTGTTCCTCTCTACACTCGGCACTATAGATGAGTTCCATATCTTTTCCTGCTTCGATATAGGAGTTGTAATCTGTCAATTCACAATATGTTATTTCACCACTTACAAAATTAAACCATGCCTCCACGTAACCGTTATATGTTGCTTTCTTTGCCATTGCTCTTGCATGTGCTGCAATTCTGCCTTTTTCCGTCTTGCTAAGCACGAATCTATTATTTTCTCTCTTCATTTTCCTTTACCTTACTACCTTTGGTAGCTCCTTTCTTTGCTATGGCTATAGTATAGCACCGATTCGGTACTTTGTAAAGCGTATATTTGCACCAAATCGGTGTTTTTATTGATATTATTTAATTTTTTGCTATTATGTTACTATTACAAGTGACAAGGTGACATAATAGCAAAAAGTAAGCGCAAAAAAATTGCACAAAAATCTAAACAAAGTACACCTTGTCGACCGAGTGACGCTTGATCTCGATTCTCCTCACGACTCTGTGCCAAAAATCTCGCTTTCCCTGCCTTGACAGCTGCTCGTAAATTTCCCTCCAGTTATCTGGCATCTGGCTGACTGGTAGCGCAGGTGTTGCCAAGCTCTCAAGCTCTGCAAGCTGTGCTTTCAGCTCTTTTACCTTTTCGAGATACTCAGCTCGCTTCATATCGCCATCAAGGTATATATCTTTCAGCCGTTCCAGTCTTCCCTTGATCTTCTCAATTTTTCCCTCGGTGCTTTTTGCTTTCGCTGCAAGCTTCTGAACGCTTGCGTTATAATCTATAATCAACTCTTCCAGATGATCTATCATGTAGCTTTCCAGATTATGCTCCATGATGAATGCAGCGTTTTTGCATTCTCCTCTCCTTACAGTTCTCATACGGCATTGATAGTATAGCTTTTCCTTTGGTTTGCCGTAGCTTGTATAGCAAGTGCACTTTGATCCCATCCTTGCACCACAGCTAGCGCAGAAGATCAACCCAGTAAAAATATATACTCTGTCTGCTTTTGGCTGTCGGGGATAATGCTTCCTTGCTTGCTGTATAAGCTCATGTTGTGCAGGTGTGATATATCCTGGCACTGATACACCGTAGTAAGTGCCGTAGTACGGCTCTTTATCAAGCAAAAAATGAGCGGTTTTCCGAGACATTTTCAAACCCTTTTCTGCAGCTGCATCCATGGCTTGCACAGGGCTGTATGTGTTAAGATAGGTATCGAAAAAAGCTTGCATAGCTTCTTTTGTCCGAGGATCAAAGTCAATCGTAGATGCTGATGTGCGGATATATCCGAGCGGCATCTTACCTACTATGATATATCCCTGCGATTTGCGATACTCGTTAACCGCTCTGATACGCTCTGAGGTGCGGTCAGACTCGGCTTGTGCGATAGAAAGCATGATGTTAACCTTGAAAACACCTGCGGATGTTTCTGTCTCATAGTCCTCCCAGATAGCTCTCCATGGTACTTTTGCGGAATCAAGCTGACTCTGTACCTCATAGTAGTCCGCAACGGAGCGAAACCACCTATCAAGCTTTGTGAAAAGGATGATATCAACTTTTTTTGCTTTGCAATCCTCTATAAGTTGTAGTAATGCAGGACGTGCTTTGTACTTCTTCCTCGCGCTGATTCCTGCATCGTTGTAGATACCTGCGACTTCCAGATTGTTCTCGCGGCAATACTTTTGCAGCGCATCAATCTGGCTATCTACTGATAAGCCGTGATCTCTTTGCTCCGCTGTTGATACACGCACATATATAGCCGCCCTTTTCTTTCCTTCCATTTCCTTTTCTGTATCCTTTCTTACTGTGTCACGTTTACATGATTAGTCATGTAAAAAGTGTTAAAAAAAGTATTATATCGCTTTCCTCTTTGTGTTAGCATGGAAACATCTTTTTTTTAAGGAGGTGCATCATATGGATAGAAAGGAGCTTATAAAAAAGATATCTAACCTACTGCAAACCTTTGATCTTGTCACACTGTTAGCCATTTACCGCACGCTTAAACGCGTACAGAAAGGAGCTGTAAATGAAAAAGATGCTGATTAAAAAGATAACAACTATGCTACAAACGCAAAGCGAAGATGTGCTACTGCTGATCTATGAAATTTTGCTTAGGATGTAGCTTGTTTGAGTGCTTTGAGGTTGCACAGTATGCCCCCAAAACTCTGCGCTTGATCCTCTGAGAGCTGCAAGACGTACTGCACAGCCTCAATTGCGACTTGATAACGGCTTGATGTAGGATCAAGTTGTCTCAGTTGGCTTGCGATGTTGGAGACTTCCGCACATGATGTAACCTGCATCGCGCCCTTTCCGGTTCTCAACCACTCCTCACGGATGCTGAATCTCTCGCAGATCAGCGTGATACTCTGCGTGCTTGGCTTGCTTTTTCCACTGCACATGTTGGACACTGCTGACTCTGAGATGTGCAAAGTTCGTGCCAATCCTGCCTGCTTCATCCCCTTCATCTTCAATATCTGCAAAATTCTATCACCGATTTCCATTTTTTCGCCTCCCTTCTCTTCTTATTATATCACATTCCATTTTGAAAGTAAATAGACAACTTATATAGATTAAGGAAAAGACTAATAAAAAAAGGAAACCAGAGCAATCTGACTTCCTAAATACGGAGAATTATTGAGTTCTTTTCACACAAACCCCTCGTGCCGAAAGGTAAACACGAGGGGCAGACAGAAAGGATAAAGGTACTCATTTGTGGCTATCCCACATAGAGAAAGGTATAAAAGATGTGCGAATCCTTTACAACCCTAACTATAAGTGCGATGAATAAAAAAAGCAAGGACTTTTTTGAGTCCCTGCTTTCTTTTTTTTGCCTTTTTATTGCTGTCGGTAATATGCTTTTTACTTATCACCCTTACTGATCGCTGCATTTAGCTTCCTGATCATGTCCAGCACGGCTTGCATTTGGGTTTCATCCAACTGCAAAAGATACTTGTTAAGCTCCACCAGAAAGTTATAAGTCTCTGGGTCGGTTTCTTCCTTATGGAAAAGTTGCGCTGTGATATTAGCTATCTCAGCTTGCTTTGTCATCGGAGCTTTCATTTCCCCTTCGCCAGTGCGTAACCACTCTTCACTAATTTGAAACTTCTTGCACAAGTCTATAATCGTCCTTGCACTTGGGGCACGCTTTCCACTTTCTAGCATCCACACATAGTTTTGTGATAGATTTAGTTCTTTTCCGAACTCTTCTTGTGTTAATCCACTTTCTTTTCTTATAGAAACTATTCTGTCTTTCATTTCTTGCATAAAGACACCTCCTTACATTATATAGTATATCTTACAAATTCTAACAAGTCAATAAAATATTAAAACTTTTTTCTAAAAAACTATTGACATGTTAGTAGCGATGTGCTATTATAAACTCACAAGTTAGATAACAGCTTGACAGAAAGGAAGGAAACAAAATGGCAATCGCAAATTACAAGAGCTTTATTACAAGATTAGGAAAAATGATCTGCAAGAACTTCACAGATAGTGAGTTCGTCAAAACAGAATTTGATGATGAATTTAATTCTAACACAGCTTATTTTACTATCAACGGATATTCTGCATGGGCATGTATCTATGATGATGATGATGTCATTACCGTATATGTTGCTAGCACACACACAGTCGAAATCAAAATTGACGGTACACAGAAAGATGCTATGGCAACAGCCGTTCGCAGAATCGAAAGCCTGTTAGATGAAGCAGAAATTAAAAAAGCTGAGATAGATAAAAAGGCTGAGGAAGAAGTGAATGCAGATAAGCAGGAAGCAGCAGAGAAGGAAACAGCAAAGCAGTACTTTGTAGTAAATTACGAGAAAGACGGTATTTTTCATGCAAACATTGCAAGCGCAGAAAAGAAGTCTGACGTAGAAGCGAAGTATAGCGAATATGATGCATTTGCCGTAGTCGAAGCAAACGATTATATAGTGAAAGAAGCAAAGATTAAGCACATGCCGATTATCGAGGTTGAGCCAGTAAAGCAGGAAGGAAGAAATAAAATAGAAAGTGTTAAACCATTGTCCATAAAAGTAGAGAGAGCAATCAGCAAGATGGCATTAGGTGATTGCACATTAACAGGAGTAACAGAGTTAAGTGATTATTGCCATGATATCTATGTAACTATTGAAACTGGCAAAGACAGGTATGAACTCAAAGTTATTCTCAAGCGCAATATTGATGGAGTTACAACCATTGCTATTGTTGAGGATGGAGCCGATGAAGCAACACATGTTTTTACAGATAAGGGTTGCAAGAGCCTTGATGCTATCGCTTACCACACGAAGATGCTTGTTGACGGAATGTATGCACAGAGAATGTTCGATATGTCATGTGAGATAACCGACCCAGAGTATTTTGAAGAACATAAGAATGATGTAGAGGAAGAGGAGCAAGTTGAAGAAAAGGAGCAGGAAATTATCGTAGAAGAGGAAGACGAGAACGAAGTTATGTTAAATGTTATTAGATTTCATCTTGAAAGCAGTATGAAGAGATGGTACGAGGATGTAGAACTTTACTACGGTATCAGCGGAAGATTCCTTGATTGCAAGGTTGAGGGTGACAACCTCTTGATTTTCTATGAAGAGAAAGGAAAGAAGTACATTACCAGAATCAGTTACTACAAGGACTATACACCAGAACAGATTTACAACATCTGGATGGAATCTGACGGATGTGAAATGAGATCGGAAGAGATCGAGAGATTTTTTCCGCAGGAAGCAGAAAAGCCACAACCTACACCAGAGGAAGCCGACAGAGAAGTAACGTATATCGACTTCAAGCCAGAGCAGGACTACGAGGAAGAAAGACCACCTCACGCAGCGTTTGAACAGTTGAGAAGAGACAGCATTGAACCCCCTAAGATTTGGAGTTGCAAAGCACTTAAAGTGCAAGAAATCCTCCAGAAGATCTACGAGGGTAAGACAAAAACGTCAGGTGAACGGCTTGATGCTTACTACAATCATTGTAATAACTTGATTCTTGCCTCCAGAATATTTTTGCCAGAGTGCATGTATCGCTATCTGGAACGCAAACTATCAAATGAACTGGTGATCGCAGGAGTGTGTCCTGCAGTGATTGAAGAGGCTTTTGGATATAAGAAGACTCGCCGTAAATGGTATTGGAAACTATAACATCAACGCTGCGCTAACGGCAAGACGGGCAGAGGGGGCAATATGGTTGTAGTTAACGGACACGAAGCAGAACACCTCAGAGAGCTACCACAAGCAGATCAGGACAGCATAGCGCACAATGTGCTGAGTGAGCTGTATAGAATCTGGCTGAGAGAGCGTGGAATGCGCCTTGAGAGTATCGAGGTGAGCAGAAAGAAGAAGGAGGATGTGGGTGCATAAATACGCGGTACGTTTTTACGTAGACTGGCAATTGGTAGCAGGCTGCATTATTGAAACCTATGACAAGGATAGTGCAGAAAAACTAGCAACTGCCAAATTGCAAGACGAAATCAAAGAAATAGAAAATGCGCTGAACGCAAAGGTTAACCGAACTTTTGTAGCGCAGTTACCAGATAATCAGCACAGAAAGGAGAAAAATCATGGAAAGAATTGATTTTTCGCGTGAAGAAAATCAGTTAGCAGCCATTTGTAATCCAGAATGGCATCACGCACCACTCTGGAAACTCGAATGTCTTAGCCCTACAATTGTAGAGGTAAGAAAAATTCTTAAAATCTATAGGCAGGGAGCATTTAACACAAACACACAGTATACAGAATCATGTTTGTATAGACGAATGCATGACAAAGTAAGCAAAATGTGGAGATATGACCAAATTAGCATGAATATGTTTTGCTATTGCGCTACTCAGATGGGATGTGCACGTGTTGAGGCAGGTTGGTATTCTAGTTCTGAACAATATGCATTTAAATGTAAAAAGTCAAAGAGATATAGCTTAGAAAGGAAGATGCCGTAATGACAGACAAAGAGTTAAGATCAAAATTTGAGTGGATCATTAGAAACGAAGTATACCCAAACAGCGAGGATATGCAAGATTATGTTATTCGCCAAAATGAATGCCTTATTGAGCTTTCAGGCGAGAGAATTACAAGTATCAAAAAGCCTGAGAGCCTTGGCGATATATATTACTTCGAGGAACTCGTAGGAATGCTGAGAAAGTGTCTCAAGGGGACTCACAAGTGTAGAGCGATTAGTTTGTTGAACGGATGCAAACTTGTACATACAGTTTGCTACAAGGCAGAAGATGAGCCTGATTGGATATCTGAGAATCCACAAAAGGTATCTAAGCTCTGGAAGAGAGACATAAAACGTATCATCGCAGGATATCAGGCAATGATCAAGCAGTATAAGAGAGCTTTAGGAGGGGCAGAGGAATGACGCAGAAGGAGCTGAGAAAGAAGTACATGCAGATCATCAAGACCGAGGCATATCCTCACGATGCAAAAATGCAGAAGTATTGCAAAGAAAGATGTGGCTACATTGTAGAGCTTACAGACGGTAAGTTTATCAGACTGTATAAGCCAAGAAAGCATGTTCCGTATGATTTCGCTGAGATCATTGACAAAATTACCAGATTAACGTTGTGCCTTGAAGGTTTCTTCGGGTGCAAGACATTTGTGCAGTATTCCGCATCATCAGACGATTGCGATCTGGTGCAAGAAGTTACATATTCTGGTGTAGAGTCAAAGTGGATGAAAGAAGAGGCGGCTAGAGGGCAGGACAGAAATAGCGAAGATATCCAGAGAATCATTGATGGCTATAAGTATCTACTGATGAAATATAAGGTTGGAGGTAAAAAGAAATGAAAGTAACTAACATTTTACACGAAATTGCAGAAACAGTGCTGATTGAAAAGGGAAAAAATAATTTCCCACCAACGATTACAGAAGCGTTGAGATTAGGCAATCTTCTTGCCTACACCAACTTAATCCACATATACACGTTGATTGATGCACGTGTTTTTCCTAGCACTAACATTGATTGTAACGGACAACCTTATATTAGTGGCATAGAGTCTATCACTATCGGAAATTTTAAAATTTATGATAATGGAGAATTGCAAAAAGACCAATTCGAAGCAGCTCTTGAAATGTTTAATGGCTGTGAAATTTAATTAAATTACAGCTCCGCACGGATTACCCTTCGGGTAATGCAGGTTCGACTCCTGCGCGGAGTGATCAGGTTTGCGCAGACCTTGTAACTATTGGAATAGCACAAGAAAGGAGTATACATGTTAGAGTACATAACCGAAGAGGTCGGAAGAATTAGAACTGAAAAAATCAATTTTATACCGTATTTTTACGCTGCTGACATTTGCAGAATCCTCGGAAAAGGCACATGGACAGGTACATATGCGCAGAGATATGCAGGAAAAGAGCATATCAAGCAGATTAAGAATGGCTTGAAGAAAGCAAATCTAGTTGACCTTGACGGAGTAATGAATTTGTGCAAGAAAGCACAGGCAAAGACTAGCAACTTACTTATGGGGGTAGCAAATAGAATCCACTACGATGTCGCGTATTTAGAGGATTCGTCCAGTGGAACAATTTATCTTCCCCTTTTTAAGGGTGAACAGCAGGACTATGAAAACGATGCAGGAGATTTTAAGGTTTTCCATCACGCGATTTTTGGGAAAATCAGAGCAACATTGATTGACGAGAATATGTATTTCTATTCAACAGATATCTGCAGGGCTTTAGGCTTTAAACGATACGGAAGCGTATATACTAACCGCTATGCAGGCGAAGAAAACTTGAAGCAGATTGTCAGCGAGTCGATGAGAGGTACACGCTGCATCAATGTTATAAGCATTGCAGGAGTACGCAATCTGTGTCAGCGTAGCAAGCTATCTCCAGATACTATATCAGATTTCTTAAACTGGCTGCATAACGCTACAAAACAGGGGAAAAAGTCAGATGCCACTGACAGAGGAAAGCCAGAAGAAGCAGTTGAGAAGCCACTTGAAGAGACAGCAGAGGGCAAGGTAGATGCGTTGTTTGAAAAAGCAGTAGAGAATTTAAAAAATAAAGTAGAAGAGGAGAAAGCAACAGTGGAAGAAAAGCAGACAGTTAATAGCAGTTTGACAGTATTTGAAAATTCCGAGTTTGGAGAGATCAGAACAGAAGTAATTAACGGTGAGCCGTGGTTTGTTGGTAAGGATGTAGCAGAGGCTTTGGGATATAGCAATGCAAGCAAAGCTATTGGAGATCATGTGGAAAGTGAGGACAAGGGGGTAACGAAATGTTATACCCTTGGTGGAAATCAAGATTTAACCATTATTAACGAATCTGGTTTGTATAGTTTGATTCTCGGCAGCAAATTGCCAACGGCAAAGAGATTCAAGCATTGGGTAACGTCCGAGGTACTTCCATCCATCCGTAAGACTGGCAGCTATCAGCAGACCCCACCACTTACGACAGCAGAACAGATACAGCTAATTGCGAAGGGGTGCGTAGAGCTTACACAGCAGGTTGCCACCCTTGGGGCAGAGGTAACAGAGCTGAAAACAGATATGCCGCTGTATGGATGTGAGATTGATGAAGTACAGCAGCACGTAAAGCGCAAGGGTGTGCAGTGTTTAGGCGGTAAGGACAGCGAAGCATACGCAGACGGTAGCATCAGAAGTCAGGTGTACAAGGACATTTACAGCCAGTTGAAAAGAGAGTATGGCTGTGTAAGTACCTACAAGAGCATTAAGCGTAAGTATATCGCAGATGTACATGATTTCATCGACTGCTATCAGCTCCCGACAGTACTTGAGGAGCAGATCATGGCAGCCAACGCACAGCAGAGATTATTTTAAGGAGGATAAAATGATGTTAAACGAGATTAAAGAGTATTTCAGCGACAAGCAGCGCGAGGCATTGCCACTTATCATCACTGAGGCGGCAACCCTGCCGAGCAATTACAGAACGTTCTTACTTGGCTATACCTCAGGCATGGCAGACGCGGCAAGACTTGAGGTAATGCACCAGGCGAAGAGGGAAGCAAAATGAAGGTGATTTGGCAACCCACACTAGAAGCAGAAAAGCTTGTAAGTAATGCAGAGAGAGCATTACAGTGCCAGATTTCAAGAGGATTCAAAGCGCGACTTGAGAAGGAAGCGAAGCGTGAAAAAATTCTTGATGTAATTGCGAAGGGCATCTCAGACCTGATTCTTGGATGTGTTGTCTTTGGCAGCTTGGCAATAGCACTATACTTTGGTTCAAAATAAGGAGGATAAAAAAATGAGTAGCGTTACAGGATATGTTTTTGAAGGAATAGATGGCAAGATGCATTTTAGCCTTGATGTTGCAGACCAAAAGTTAATTGCAAAGCTTCGCAGATATCTTACTGATGCTGCTAGCTTTGCGATGAACCATTCAGATTACGAACAAGCAGAAGCATATTTGCATGATGCAAATCATCTTTACAGCTTGATGTCAGAGGCAGTAAGAAAGGGTGAAGAGAAAGCGGAAGTAGAAGCGGAGGCAGAAGAGAAAGCAGAAGCAGAGGCAGAAGAGGGAAGCGAGGTAGAAGAGTAAATGGATAAAATCACGCTACCAGAAAGCGACTATCTCACGATTGAGAAGGACGGTCGCACCTACTCCTGCTGCACATTGCGGCAGAAGGTGAAGCACACAATCGGGCTTGATTATGCCATATGGAGAACGCTTTATGAGCGCAATGGTAAGACGTATTTCAAGCCTACTAGAAACTACTTTAACGGCAAGGATGAAGAGCTTGAAAAGCTTGTTGACGCAGGCTACATGAGCAGTAGAAGATGCGGAGCAGCAAAGGAAAGCACCACATACTTCTTCACAAACGAGGGGCTTGATTGGTTAGAAGAACAGTTGCATATCACAATTAGGAGGAAAAAATAATGGCATTTTCACTGTACGAAATCAATTCGCAGATTGAGCAGGCATGGGGCGCAGCAGTAGACCCAGACACAGGAGAGATCATCAACGAGGAAGCATTGCAGGAGCTTGACGGATTAACAATGCAGCGTGAGGAGAAGCTTGAGAACCTGGCACTGTTTTACAAGAATCTTTCGGCAGAGGCAGAAGCTTTGAAAGCCGAGAAGATGCGCCTTGCAGCACGTCAGGCGGCAGCAGAAAAAAAGGCAGAGGGTATTAAAAAGTATATTGCAGCGTCTATGGATTCCGCAGGGGGCGAGAAGATCAAGACAAGCAAGGTTGCTATCGGTTGGAGAAAGTCGGAAAGCGTCCAGATCAATGCAGGGGCATTCCTGCCTGACGAGTACCTTACCTACAAAGAGCCAGAGCCTAATAAGGCAGCAATTAAAAAGGCATTAAAGGCAGGTACTTCCATTGATGGTGCAACACTCGTTACCACAAATAATATTCAGATCAAGTAAAGGGGCTGGATCACTTAAATATATCATTCTAGGAGTATAGGCAATGAATAAAAGACAGAGAAAGAAGCAGTTCAAGAAGCTTCACGGCATGAACCCGAAACAGTATTTTCTTGAGAAAGCAATGCCAGAAATCGTAAAAGTTGTAGTAGATGTAGCTACCGCCATGGTTAAAGTATTGTGCAAGCTTAACGGTACTCTTTGGGAGATTGCCAGAGTGCGGATGGCAAATGCTAACCTGCTAAAACACCTCACAGAGCAGCGAAAGCGGGGAAAGAGAAAGAAAGGAAAATGGAGTAAATGAAATTTAGAGCATTGACAGCGGATGATGTGGAAGTTCGCATTGCAACCGTAAAGAAAAGTGGTGTATCACTCCTGCTGTATAAAGATGCAAGAGTAGATCAGAATATCTTAGATGATACCGTAGGAGCTGATAACTGGCAGAAGAAATACGAGATCATTGGCGGCAACCTCTTTTGCAGTGTTGGAATCCGCACATTACATGAAGATTCGCAGGAACGCGAATGGATTTGGAAGCAGGATGTAGGTGTAGAGAGCTACACCGAGAAGGAAAAGGGACAAGCTTCTGATGCTTTTAAAAGAGCGTGTTTCTGTTGGGGGATTGGTCGCGAGTTATATACAGCCCCGTTTATCTGGATTCCTGCCGATAAAGTGGAAATTGATGTGCAGGCTTGTACCGGACAGATAACAGGCAAGTTGATCTGCAACGAGCGTTTCAAAGTGAAAAGAATGCAGGTCGAAAATGGCAAAATCACGGCATTAAGCATTGCAAATGGTAAGGGCATAGAAGTTTACAAGATGGGAGCTATTGTGATTCAAGATGTCGCCCAGCGAGCGACAAAAACAGGAACGAGCCGACCAACACCAATTCTTGTTGAAGAAACAGAAATCAACATTATCAAGGCAGAGCTTGCGAGAACTGGAGTCGCAGAGTCGCAGATTTGTGAAGCATACCATATCGCAAACCTGAAAGAAATGTCTATGAATCAGTTTTACAATTGCAAGGCTAGATTAAAAGCTTCAAAAACGAAGGAGAAAGAATAATGGCAAAGTTGACACCATTGAAAGCAATTCGCGCCAAGTGCATGGATTGCACAGCAGGGCAGTTTATCGAGATTCGCCTTTGCACCTGCACAGAATGCCCTCTGTACGAGTACAGAATGGGAAAACGTCCCAAGGGCGAGGAAAGTATCACTGAGGAAGTTGAAACCGAGAATAGCGCAGATAGCGCGGCACTTATTGGCACAGATGAAGAATTTGAGGAGGATGAAAATGAATAAAGTTATTTTAATGGGTAGACTTACCCGTGATCCAGAAGTGAGATACACGCAGGGCGCACAGCCCCTTGCAATCGCCAGATATACACTGGCAGTAGACCGCAGAGGTAGCAAGCAGGGTGAGCAGTCAGCAGACTTTATCAGCTGCACAGCATTTGGAAAGAGTGGTGAGTTCGCAGAGAAGTATCTGCACCAAGGAATGAAGATTGTTGTTGTGGGTCGCATTCAGACGGGAAGTTATACCAACCGTGAGGGTCAGAAGGTCTATACAACTGAGGTTGTAGCAGAGGAAAATTATTTCTGTGAGAAGAGAAGTGAGGGCGATTCACCAGTGCCACACCCAGTTATGGCAGAGGCACAGAAGAACACACCGCCAAGTCAGCATAAGGGCGGATGGATGAATATTCCTGATGGCGTAGAAGATGAAGGTTTGCCATTCAATTGATTAGGAGGCACACATGGAAGTATCAGGAAGGTTTGATGCAGTATCTCTCACAATGGAGGGTGGCTTAAAAGTCACCTTCCTGATAGCCGATAAGGAAAAGGCATTGCGAGAGATTGAAGCTATTAAGGATGCGCAGGAGCTTATAATCACTGCCAAGCCGCATAAGTCGAAGCGCAGCCTCGATGCAAACGCTTACTTTTGGGTGCTGTGTGATAGGATTGCAAAGCGGTTAAGCTCTGATAAGTGGACAATCTACCTCTTGCAGCTCTCGAAGTACGGAGTATTCGCAGACTTGCAGATAAAGACACAAGCCCTTGAGATATTGAAAGAAAAATTCCGATATATCGAAGTTTTGCAGGAAGGGGAAGAAAGCTGCACAGTACGTTGTTACTTTGGCTCATCCACCTACAACACGAAAGAAATGAGTGATTTGATACATGGCACGGTATCGGACGCAGAGTCATTGGGCATTGATACCATCACACCCGAAGAATTAGAGAGGATGCTTGCTATCTGGAAGGGCAGCAACAACATGAAAGATTATTAATAGCGTTTACCCCCCCCGTAGATGCCTTTTAAAGCGATTTAAGGTTTTAGGTGATAACTTATAGCCTAAAGCACATCAAAAAGCTAAAAGGCATTGCAGAGGGGCAAGAAAGGAGCAAAGAATGAAGATTATTAAGTATGGCAACCGTAAGTTAAAGACGAAGCGTTTTACGTGTCAGTATTGCGAAAGTATTTTTGATGCAGAACCGAGTGAGTACAAAACGACTTTTGCGAAGAATACTAAATACAATACCGTAACCTGCCCTTGCTGTGGCTTGCAGGTGATGCAGGCAGAGGAGGAATAAACGGATGGCAAAAAGATATTATTGGCTGAAATTGCCAGAAGATTTTTTCAGGCAGAAAGCCATTAAAAAGCTGAGAAGAATTGCAGGAGGAGATACCTACACAGTAATTTACCTTAAAATGCTTTTGCTGGCACTCAAGCAGGAAGGAAAGCTTTTCTTTGAGGGAGTAGAAGATGATTTCTGTGATGAGCTTGCGCTTGATCTGGACGAAGAGCCAGACAACGTAAAAATAACAATTCAGTTTCTAATTGCACAGGGATTGATGCAGGAATGTGCAGATAATGAGTATATTTTGCCAGAATGCACGAATCTGACAGGCTCAGAAGACCCCAGTGCAGCACGTGTAAGAGCTTATAGAAGCAGAAAAGCGTTACAATGTAACGCGGATGTAACGGAGTGTAACGTGGCTGTAACAAGCTGTAACACAGAGAAAGAGATAGAGAAAGAGACAGATACAGAGATAGAGACAGATACAGAGAAGAGCAAAGAGAAAAAGAAAAATACAGAGGATAGAGGAGAGGCAAAGACAGAAGGAACTATTTCTGACGAAATAGTTTGTCAGACGCAAAGCGTCTCACTTGATGTAAAAGAGGTAGCAGAGGCTTGGAATAATTTGCAGAGCTTGGGAATCAAGCCAGTAAGCAAGATGAGTGCATCCAGTACCAGATACAAAGCCTTATCAGCAAGAATCAGAGAACACGGAAAAGATAAGGTGTTAGAAGCTATCGAAAATATCAAGGCGAGTAACTTTTTGCAGGGCATGAACGATAAAGGATGGGTAATCACTTTTGATTGGTTTGTGAAACCTAATAATTTTGTAAAGGTTCTGGATGGAAATTACAGTAACCGAGTAACGAGAGAACAGGAAAAGAAAGGCGATGACAGATATGATGGAATCAAGTCTTGGGCAATCAAAAACGGGCTTAACACCGGAGAAGGAAGCGTGGTTGGCGATAACAACAATTCTGAAAACAGCGTATCCGACAAAGGGTTTTTTGGATTCTGATGCAGCGGTTGAGCTGTGGTATAAGATGCTGCAAGATATCCCGATGCAGAAGGTGCAGAACGCAGCTGCACGATACATCATGGAAGAACACTTCCCACCTACAATTGCAGATATCCGCAAGCGGTGTGCAGAGGATAATGCAGCGCAACTCCCAGACTGGGAGCAGGGTTGGGCTGAGTGGTTGACAGCGATGCATAAGTACGGATATATGCGAGAGGATGAGGCTATTGAGAGCTTGAGCCCGATTACAAAAGAGGTTGTAAAGTGTCTTGGTTGGAAAAATCTCTGCCATAGCCAGAACTTAGAGGGCGATAGAATCGCCTTTCGAGAGGTACATGGTAGATATGTACAGCAAGCGAGAGAGAATTTGCAGTTACCAGAGCAGCTAAAAGTGAACCATTATCAGATACCAACGTATGACGAGGAGAGATTGCAGATTGAGGCAATTCAGAACGGTATGAGGTATATCGGAACGGATCAGAGAACAGAAGGGTATGCAGAGACTGCCGCAAGCCGTATCCGAGAAAGGATTGCAAAATGATGATAAAGTATCTTAGCTTATTTTCAGGCATCGGAGCATTTGAAAAAGCTTTAGAAAATCTTGGTGTGCCATATGAGTTAATTGCATACTGCGAAGTTGATAAATTTGCAAGTAAAGCTTATTCGTTGTTACATAATATCCCAGAGAGTTTAAATCTTGGAGATATCACAAAGATTGATGAAAGCAAATTGCCAGAAAATATTGATCTCATAACGTATGGCTTCCCGTGCCAGGATATCTCGATTGCAGGGAATAGAAAAGGGTTCTTAGATGAGAAAGGCACAAAAACCAGAAGTGGACTATTCTTTGATGCATTGCGCATAATAGAACATTGCAAGCCGAGAATCGCCATTGCCGAGAACGTAAAAAATCTC